ACTCTGTCTTGTTCTTAAAAGTCTTCATTACCTTCTCAATACCTCTACTACCAAAATAAAATATAGTCATAGTGCCAAATAAAGACTGTATCACGGGAACGTAGGCCTTATCTATTGTAAAAGACCCTAAGTTACCGTCTAACAATACAACTGACATAAATAAAACAAACATAGATGCATAGGATACAGGGCGTATCATTCTAGTAATAGCGTGCTCACTATCTATTTGTAGTCGCTTAGTAACTTCTACCATCTCAATCATATCATTCTCCATCTCCTGTAATAGTATAGCCTTGTCCTCTTCAGGCAAGTTTTTATCTCCTCGTATAGCGTTACCTAAGGTACTTAACTGCTTTATGCCTGTAATGTTACCTGCTAGGTCTAAAAGCTCAGGAGAAACGTTCTTACCCTGCTTTACAAGCCATCTGAGGGCGTTGCCTACGTTAGTGCCTTTACCTCCGTTTTTTATTAGTTTAGGATTGTTCATTTCTTATATACATCATTAAGTTAATAATCTCCTTGTCTATGTTCATTTTGAAAGACTGAGCAGGGCTAGCCATTGAAGGTTTCATTAGTTCCACCTCTGTAGTGTGTTCTATGTTAAATATATCGTGTGATAGTTCGTGAAATATTAAATGTCTTTTTTGTTTTGTCGTTAACTTCTGCCAAAGGCTAGGGTTGATTTTAACGTATACTAAGTCGTCATTAAACATTCCCTTTGCCTGACCTACTAAATGCGTTCTCATTATATCTGCATCAAATACTACTATAAAAGACTGTTTTCTAAATTTAATATCATACTTCTCTAGAGTGCTTAGATACTCAAATACATAAGGCTGTAGCTCCTTACTTAATTCGTAAGTATATACAGGCTCTTTTACTTGGCTAGTACAATTAATAAATAACAATCCGATAAATAGTATTTTTAAGAGTCGCATTCTTTAAAGTAGTTTATTAAGTTAGTATATTCTTTTTGAACATCAAAGCTAGGACAAGCTTTAGAGCTAAACTCATTGTGACCGTGTAAGGTGCTATTTATATGAGCGTTCATTAGTTCCGTTATCAAATACTCTATAGATATTTTTTGAGCTATCGTTCTAGTGTCTTTAGGCTTCATATAAGCGTCTAAACCTCCTATATAGCATATTCCTATAGAATTCTTATTTAACCCCCTTACGTGAGCTCCCTGACGTTCTAAAGGCCTCCCCTCTTTTATAGTTCCGTCTAACTCTATTACATAGTGATACCCTATATCTGACCAACCCCTATCTAAGTGCCACTGTCTTATGTCTTTAACAGACACGTCTCTATATTCAGGAGTAGCTGAGCAGTGTAGTATTATTTTATTGATGTCTCTCATTTATTTCGTCTTCTCTATTATACTCCTCTAGTTCCCAAATCTCTCTTAGTAGTCTCTCGTTCTCTAGTCTAGTCTTCTCTCTATTTATTCTACCATCTAGAACAGCGTTAGCTATTTTTACTATAGTCCAAACAATACCCAAGGCAGAAACCATAAAACTCATCGAGCTTAAGTTTAAATCTCCGTTATGTACGAAGTCTAAGACCGCCTGTCTAGTACTTAGTATCCAAAGACCGTAAGTACCATAATCCGCTATAAGTTTTACCATCTTAGTCAATTTGCCAACCCCCGAAGTTAGTATCTCTGTTGGGGCTCATTTGTTCTTTAGTGTTTGTTAGGTACTCAGGAAAGCTATTTGGATAGTTACATAAATAATCAACCATTCTATTAGCGTAGTGCTGAGCTGTATCTCTAGTTGTTTCTACCATCATATTAATATCTGCTCTAGATAGTGTCTCAGACGCTTCGCTAGTGTGTTTAAATACGCCTTTATTGTTTATACTAAATTGACTAAAGGGTAAGAATTCTAGAAGTGAGTATTGTGCTAGTGTTGGCTTAATGTAAGTTTTAACTAAAGTCTCATAATCTCCTGAAAGTGAATCAGTAACTATCATCTTTTGTAGTCTTTCATATAGGTTAGTTCCTAGTAATTCGTGTACGTGAATATCCTGAGCTATCTCAATATATTGTACTACTCTGTCAAAATCTAGGTTTCCTGATATTGGTGTGTATCTTACTAGGTCTTCTCTACTAATAAATAATGCCTTCATTTTATTTCTTTTTACCTTTTGGTTTATAACTTGGATGATGTCCTCTGTCTGCTCTGTCTATTTGTGCTTCTGCTACTCTTCTGTCGTTTCTATATTTTCCACTCTTTGGATTAAAATGTTTTTTGCGGGCTTCTTTGATTGTGGCTTTTTTCACTCCGTTCATAGCTCCACCTCCCCAAGGAGTTCCGTCTAATTTTTCACGCTTAATATATATGCGTCTCTCCCACTTATGATGGCAGTTAACTCCGCCTTTATGCAACCACAAACTATAAGGATTCCCGTTGTGACCTAGAGTCCTATTGACTCCGTCAGCCTTCATTTTTATAATATCTTCTTTTCTATATAGCTTATTAGCTGATTCCATAGCAGCGCAAAATGGTCTTTGTTTTTTACCTGTATTACTCTTACCCTTTTTTCTAGAGCCTTGTACATAAGCATATCTTACCTTAACAAACTTGTTATCCTGTTTGCTATCCTTTGCCCTGTTATCAGCAGGAGCTACACTAAGAGCTACATTTAACGTAGCATTAAGCATTTGCTCAAAGTCTTCGTCTTCTGTCTCTCCGTCGTCTATTCTAGCATCAACGCATACCCATTCGTCAGGCATATCTTCTCCTACGTTTTTTAGGTATATTAGTATTTCAGCTTGTTGTTCTCCTACTTTACACATTAGTCACGGGTTTTTAAATATGCACTCATCGCTAAGTCAATAGCACTTTTTAAATTTTGGTCTTCTTTGTTGTATTCAGCGTCTTTGTCGTCTACCTTATCTACGTCTTTTTTATCTTCTTTTGCTACGCCTTCTTCTTCTTGGTTTTCTTCTGTAAACTCAATAGGCTGTGATGTTATAAAGTATAACTCAGGCACTTCTCCATTAAGCTCTAATATCTCTTCTATGGCGTCTAAAATTTCGTCTTGAAAGGTAGCAATAACTGTGGAGTTAAATAGCTGAGAAGCTACCATAATTTCATCTGAGTTAGAAGCAAGCCCGTTACCTCCGTCTTTAATTCCTAAAAGCATCGGAGAAGTAACTCTGTGGCCTACTAGTATTTTATGCATTGCCTCGTTAGCTAAATACTCATAGTGTGAAGGTGCATCGTTTAAAGATATATCTTCTACAGTAGCTTTACTATCTGAGTTCTCGTTAAATGCTACAATCACTTTTTGACCTCTTGAGCCTGTTAACTTTTGCTTTACATCGTTAGATATTACCTGTCTCTCTTTTGCTGAAGGCACTCCGTTGTTGAAGTTTATAACCTTAGTACCTGAAAATGAGTTCTTTGCCTCGTTTAGTAAGTAGTCTGAGATTTCATTCTCTAGCTCACAATAAGGTAAAGCTCCACTATATCCTACAGGACTGAAATACGAGTACCCTGAAATATAAGGTTTTAATATAAATAACTCTATAGCTTCTTTTGAGTTTCCAAATGTAGGAATCTTTTTAAGTACATCTGAAGGCGTTTTGTCTTTCCACGAAGGATGGTAATAGTAATTCTCTATAACTCCATCAGCGTTCATTTTCTCAGGTCTTAGAGTGTGTATAGGAAAGTGTTTTATACCCACAACTTTTCTTTGATTCCCTGCCTTGTTATATATAACTTGCATAGCAGCCATTCCTAGCATCTTACGCTCTAATATAATCTTCTTAAGGTCTCTGTGATTGATTAGCTTCTTAATCTCTTTAACCTCGTTAGAATCCTTCTCTAAGCCTTCTATGCATATTCCCTGACCATAAATTAAGTCTGAGATACTTTTTATAGCTGCGTTATTAGTTGCACTCTGTAGGTATTGCTGTATTAAGAAGCTGAAATAGTCGTTGTCCTCTCCATAGGCTACGTACTCCTTAAATTTGTCTTCTACAGCCTGAGGCATCTCGTAAGCCGCTAAGTTAGTTATAGTATAATTCATTAGTCTAGTATTGTATAGTTATTTTCGTTACTTTGGTGCTTATATTTCTGTTTGTTAACAGAGTAGTCTAAGAGGTTTTGGTCAGTGACCTCCACTTTACCTCTGTAAACTATTTTGTCATTGCCGTCTATAGCTATTAAAGAGTAAGTCTTTCCGTTTTCTAAGAAATCTACAATATCCTGACTTATAGCGACTTTTTGGTAGTACTTACCTATAGTTATGTTACCCGACCATTCTAGGGATTCTCCCTGTAAAACATTTTCAAGATTTACACTTGAGCCGTCCTTATACATAAAAAAATCTATATCATCTCCATTTCTACCCTCTTCTAAATTAAAGTCGTAGTTTATCGCTATATAGATAGTCGGGTTTTCGTCTAAGATGTTAATGTAATTCATTGTTACTCTTTATTTAAAAACAATATATTTGGCTTATTGATACAAAAAAAAGAGCCACCCTAAGGTAGCTCCGTTTTCAGTATTCGATTTATTAGACTTATGAGCCTAAAGTGATGTTAAAAGTAGTTGCTAGGTCAGCCGTGAATTCTTTAGCTAAGCCCTTCTCCATTGCTGCGAAAGTTAATTCATAACCGCTTTTGTCTCCAAGACTTGCGCCTGTTGAAGTTGTAGCGTTCATTTCAGCTCCGAACTCTTCACCCATTAGCCATACAGTTCCGTTGTTGTCCTCGATAAGGACTTGCGGACGTCCGTAAGCTAATAGTTTTACTTCTTTGTGAGTAGTTGCGTCTTGCTTCTTTAAAGAAACCGTTAGTGTTTGCTCAGCAAAAGTAGTTCCGTTGTCTCTACTAGATGTTAATGATTGGTCAAAGGTAGATGTACCTCTTAGGTCGTATTTGAAGGCGTCAGGTGTTGTAGAGGCGATTCCTGTTACTGTCTCGTCAGTTACAGTCAAATCTCCCATAGCACCGAAGTTTACGAAGTAGATAGCGTTTAAACCTCCTACTGCGTCTTTACATCCTTCTAAACGTCCTGCTGTTATATTACAAGCCATTGTTTATGTGTGTTAAATTATTGATATTGAGTTAATTAAGAGCCCCTAATTAAAGGAGCCCTTTAGATAATTAGTGTATCTA